GGGCTATTAACGCCCCAGTGCCAGTAGATCGGAAGGGTCAGCGTACCGTTGCTGTTGTGGTACACCGTGACCTGCTTGTCCTCGATCAGCCACTTCGTGCCGCTGCCGCTCTGACCGTTCGTAAAGGTAAAGCAGTTTGAACCGGAGGTGGCCGTGCCGATATAGGAAGTGCCGTTGGTGCCGAAGTCCGACCATGCAATGGAGTATTTTGAGTAGACATACATACCCAGAGCGATGGTGGATGTGTTTGCGATCACATTCTGGGAGATGACCTTCACATAAATGTACAGATCAGTCGTCCAGCTGTTGGAGCCGTAATTCGTTCTTTCGGATTTCACCAAATAGGCAGTGCCGCCTGTCATTGCCATAGCCTTACCTCCTTTAGTCCAGAATGACGATATTCAGCCCATCGGACGCTGTCGGCATGGGAACGAACTTCGTCTTGCCCACGGTCAAATCGCCGTCCACCGTGGTTTTCTTGGTTTGTGTTTCATCTTTGTTCAGGGTGAAAATCACCTCATCATTGTAGTAACCGGCGAACTCCGTGTTCGTGATGACCGTCCGCTGGGACGATGCGCTGTTGGATACCTCAATGCCACGCTTATCGATCTTGACCTCCTGCGTGTAGATCTCGTTAGGTGCAGGCGTCCACTTTCGGGGAATCGCACCTTCGGTGATCATGATGTCCGCCAGATAAATGGATGCGTCCCGGCAGTAACAGTAGACGCGCAGTGTGGGGTCGGTCACATCCGTGAGTGTCACGGAATAGTCCGTCCAGTCAAAAGCGGTGCTCTTATTGAAGAGATACGCAGTTTTGTTTCCGTTGTAGGTCACATAGAAATACCCGGACATGGTCGAGGTTTTCTTTGCCCGAACCGAGATCGTATAAGTGCCGGGAACCACCCCTCGGATGTACTGCGACAGTGAGGAGTAGGCCCCCAGCACAAAGCAGGAGTCGGAAATGGTGTTGTTCTGGGTATCGGTGGAGACATCTGTTTTTACCGTACCGGAGTAGCTCCAATCATCCGTGATGCCGTTCAGCCCGGAAGAATTCTGCACATAGTTGATGCCGCCGATGTACTGCTCCTGCATGGTGACGGATAGTCCATCCACCGTGTGTTCCAGCTCCGAAACACGGCTTTCGGAGTTCAGTACCCGTTCCTCCAGGACGCCCTGGTCGTTGGACACTGTTTCCACCGTTTCGGTAAGGGTCGCCACATAGCTGTTCAGCCCGTCGATGGTCTGCTGGAACTGTGCGTCCTTCTCGGTCAGAATGGAAATGGTGGTGCGGATCGTTTCAATGTCGTTCTGCACCACCCATTCGTTTCCGTCCCATATCTTCGTCTCCGGCGGGGTCACAGAGGTGTCCACCCAGAGCTGCCCCTCATAGGGGTTCTCCGGCGGCGTGTCCGAGGTGACCACATCGCAGAGACTGATAATCGTGAACTGTGCCGATGCGATCATCTCACCACCTCCTTAAAGTGCCACAACGACCATAAAGGTTGCCTTGGTATCCACATCGGCGCTGGACACCGACAGTGTCTTGCCGGTCTTGCTGCCGTTGGTACCCCAAGAGGTGTCGACTACACCGTCCTTGTTGTACTTTGTCCAGGTGTAGCTGCCGTTGCCTGCGGCATCCACCTCAGAACCTGCCTGGTAGCAGACGGCAGTCAGCACGGTCGTGCCCTGGCCGTTCTTGAACACATCACCGCCGGTGGAGGTGACAATGATCTGCAGCGGATCGGAGTTGTCGATGAAGGTCGCCACATCGAAGAACTTTGTGTTGTAGGACGCAGAAGCGGAATCCGTATCCTGCGCACAGCACTTAAACACCGCATAACTGTTGACCGCTGCGGCGTAGACCGTAAGGGTATTGGTCGCCGTGCCGGTGTATTTGTCGGCAGTATCCGAGAGCTTGCGCCAGCCGATGCCAAAATCCGCGTCATAGCCGGTAGAGGTGGTGGAGGTAATACTACCGTCCATGACCGCCCATTTGTAGCTGACCTTGGTGGTATCCACCGTAGAGCCACGCCACAGTTCGGCCTTGGCGGTCAGACTTGCGACCTCCTCGTTCTTGAACACATTGCCGTTGGGCGTGGTAACAAGAAGATCTACAATACCGCTGCCATTGACCACACGGGAGAAGGAAATGGTCAGCGGATGGGTGATGGAAAGGCCGGTGCTTTCGTCCTTGTAGGTAATCACGCAGCGGTAATCAATGCCGGGCAGCTCCGCCATGACATTGGCCTTGACCGTGAGGATGTGGCTCTTGGCACCACTGAGGGCGTAGTTCGTGCCTGCGGTGATGGCGGTGTTGCTGTCGCCCACATACCACTTGACCGAGGTGACATTGGCGGTGGCGATCTGGTCGGCGGTGGTGCCGATGACATACAGGCTGGGCGTCAGAACGAGGTTCTTCGTTTTCCAGTCGGGGGTGTAACTGCCGTTGTCGGGGTTATACATCTGAGTCTTGGCGAGGTTCGAGCCGATGTACCCCGTCAGCGTCAGTGCGTCGTTGTAGTCGATGATGGTAAACTGACCTTGTGCTTTGCTCATGTGAGAAGCCTCCTTTAAAGTTGTTGTATCAGGAACGGGCGCTGTGCCGGTTCCTGTTGTGGGTTCTGCGGTTGCCATAATGAATTCCTCCGTTATAACAGGCTCTGCCTGGTCGTGGTGTCGATGAGGTCACAATAAAAAGTGGCGCGGATTTTGACATCCGCACCGGTGATGACCACGGACTTTGCGCCGCCGAAATGCTGTTCATTCCAGACCTTGTCCGCCTCTGTATCCTCCGACACTCTTGTCCAAATAAACTGATTGGCGTCCAGCGTGTCGGTGATGTCCTCGTCCCAGGAGTACACCTTAGCAGAAAGCAATGTTTTTACATTTCCGTTTTTGAAGATGTTCCCGTTGGACGAGATGATGACCAGCCGGAGCATTTTCTGCTCCTCAATGGTGGTAATGCGGTCGCTGACCTCGGTGACCTCCTTGCTGGTGGCGTAGGCACGAAGCACGACTTCGCCGCTCTCCAAGTCCCACCAGGACGAGCCGTCCTGCGACTGGATGACACCTGCCTTGATGATGTTTGCTACCAGAGAGCCGGAAGTGATGAAGTCCGCTACGATCTGACCGTCTGCCGTGATGGCAGTTTCGTAGGGACCGTTGTAGCCGTTATGGGAAAAGCCCAGACCACCCACATTCCACCGCCAGACATTCACGGCTTCGTCAATAGAGGGTGCATCCAGAATGAGCAGCTCATAGGGCTGTCCGTTTTCCTCTGTGGTATGAATGACCACATAGCCGCCGCTCTGGCCGGTGATAAGCCCGGTGGCCTTGCCGATGGCGGTTTGGAGCAGTTTTGGAAAGCGTCCCACCGTGGACTCCACCTTATCAACCGTTGATTGCACCTCGGAAATGGTGGTGATCATACTGGACTTGCTCTGACCGAGGGAAATGCTCACATACCGTTCAGCAAGAGTGTCGTACACGGTTTCAATGACCATAGCCGACACGCTCACACCAAGCAGTGAATGCCGAATGGTGACGGTATCGCAGAGGTTGACCCGCTCCAGGAGTGCCGAATACTCCGGCTGTTTCCAGAGCGGCTCAAAGGACACCTTCACCGTGGGAATGGTCGCTCCCAGCGGATTGGCCTTGATGTAGCTGTTGGCTTTGGCTCTGAGGGCTTCCTCGGTCACAACTCCGTCAAACTGGTCGGAGAAATCCATGATGAGCGTTTTCGCCCGGACGATCTCCGAAGTCACAATGGGGAGCGTGACCTCCGGCAGCGTGACTACCGTTTCGGTGTCCGTGCCTTCCGGGGTGTACACGGCATACGGGAGCAGTGCGGTATACACTCCGCTGTTGTCTTCGTCCTGCTCCAATGCGGTGAGGTTCTTGCCGTATTCAATGACCACTCCGGTCTTCTGCCCACGGTGCGAATGGAACTTTACCGTGAAGTTGTCCCATTCAAACTCACCATACCATTTGGAGAGCATGGAGCCTTCCGTGCCGCCGAGACAGGCTCGGACACTTTTCGGCTGCGTGACCGAGAATGCCTTTGCGTCCGAATAGTCCGTCCAGCCTGTAAAGCGTGTATCTCCGGCAAGCAGCTGCGAGAGAATCAGCTGCGGAGAGCGGCTCTCCGTGGCAAACGGCAGCACAGGAACATTGGCAAGGTCATAGGAGATGTGCTGCCCATAGATGGTGACGATGCCGTTCAACGGCTTTGTGATGCGGTAGATGCGGAACGCCTGGTCACCTGCGGTATCATTGGGCTTTGCCTTGACGATGCGCTCCTTGGTGATAAGCCCATAGTGTTGACCGCTGACAGGGTATTTGAGTAAGCACTCGAACACACCGTTTCGCTCTTCGGTCACTTCGCAGGAAATGGTGTCCGTCAGCACACCAAGGCCGAAGGTGGAAAAATCCGTTGCATTGGGCGGGTATAGGACTGGAATCATAGGCTGTCACCTCCTTCCGGGCATAAAAATACCACCGGGGATTTCTCCACGGTGGCAAATGAGTTGTATTTAATAACGAAAACTTTATTTGCTTTGGAGTTCAACAACAATAATTTCCGGCCTGTTATTGAACCGAATGGGGATAATACTGTTGCCGATACCCCGGCTCACTATCATGGTCGTATTGTTTTCGGAGTACTTCCCGGCATCATATTTCGGGAAAAAGCCTTGATTCGGCGCAACAATTCCTCCAATAAAGGGCAATCGGAACTGCCCGCCATGCGCATGTCCGCTTAATACTAAGTCAATATTCTCAGATACATAGGCGCTAAATGTTTCCGGTCTGTGTGACAGCAGTACGCAATACTCACCTGTCAGATGCATTTCTTCGAGCTTGGTTTTCAGGATACTTTCTTGTATGGATGAATCTCGGTCGGTAAAATCGGGGTCATCCAGACCGGCAAGCAGTATCGTTTCATTGTTTTTCGCAAGTTCCATCGACTCATCATGGAGAACGATAACTCCTGCGTCAATTAGTGTCTTCTCAAGCTCCTGATATTTTTCGCCGATCCAAGCCTCATGGTTTCCGGTCACATAATAGCACGGTGCAATTTTAACAAGTCGTTGTATGAGGCTTTCCGCAATTTCAATGTTGGTCTTGCTCGAATCCACCAAATCGCCGGTTATAGCGATCATATCTGGCTTTTGTTTTTCAATAAGAGAGACAATATTACCGTTGTTTTTCCCAAAATGTGCGTTGTGTAAGTCGGATACAACGGAAATCCTGTAATGATTGAAAGCCGCAGGGATTTTCTCGCTCAAAACAGTATAATGCGTAATACCTACGGTCACATTTCCCCAAATTGTCCATGTTGTAAGCAAAACTACCAATATTGCTATACCAATAAGGATAAGCTTCTTTTTCAATTGCTCACCTCCGCTGTACACAAATATTCTCATAAAATTATATCATGAATCTGTGAACTTTTCAATCACCCACACCGGGAAGAGGTTTTATAGGCAGCACCACCTTGGGATGACTTCAATTCCGGTTACATCGCCAGTGCAGGCAATCGTGCAGTTTCCAGGCTTGAGAACCGGAAACACTGCACTTTTGACCGTATCGTTTTTGAGGACAGTGCCTTTGAAGCAATTCATCAGCTCACTGTCTATCTCGATGTACTCGTCCAAGTCGGAAATCATCATGCCCCGTCCTTGGGGTTGTATCAGCAGCGCCACCGTACCGCTGCCATAGAGTTTGATGTACGGTCGGCTCTCAAACGCCGTCGGATTGGTAATCGTCAGTTCGGAGGCGTCAGCCGACACCGTTTCCTGTCCCGCAAAACTGTATTTGTAGGGCTTGCAGTTGAAGGTCACGGTAAAGCAGCCGATTTTGTTCAGCTGCTCCTCAATGTCCAGATTGCCGGAGATGACACCGTAGCGGAAATACTCCGCATCATAGGAGTCGGTCAGTTCATGGTACCTGTCTGGCTCGGAATACAGCCAGCCCTTGATGTCCCGCAGGACGGCGGCAAGGGCGGCTACGTTCTTCCGTGCGAGGAACACCGTGTAGCTCACCTTGATGTTGACAAAGCGGCGGTTCGGATTGATGATGTCGCCGCTCCGACCGGGAATAGAGATGAACTCCGCAGCGTATTCCGGTGCGGAAAACACATCCTTTTTCTCAATATGCAGACCGAAATCGGCAGAGCATTTTCCGTTGTAGGTAAAAGAGGTCATGCGAATACCACTCCTTTCCGCTGAGCGAACTGATTCGCCGTTTCCATGACTTCGTTGGTCAGCTGACGGATGTCCTCGCTGCTGTAATTGTTGAAGGTGGCAATGTTCAGCGCAATGGTGAAAGCGGATGCCGCCTTACCGACGACACCGTCCACAGCGGAGCGAATCGAGCCGTTCACATCAAAGTCGGTTGGCAAAGCCGTCTGCATATCGTGGGCAAGATCGCCCATGACGCCGTTGATGTCCTCTGCCATTCCTTCTGCGGCTTTGACCGCTTCATCGCCGTTGTCGTCAATGGAGCCTGCAAGACCCTTGACCAGCATTTCACCGACCCATGCCATCTCCTTCGAGGGCGAATGGATACCGAAGAAATCGCAGATGCCGTCCCAGATGGAGGAGATCCACCCGGACACCTTGTCCCACAGCCACGAGGCAAGCTGGGTAATACCGCTCCACAGTCCCTTGACGATGTTGCCGCCGATCTCCACGATTTTGTACATGAGAGAACCGAAGGCTTTCACGATACCCGCAATAATCTGCGGCACGGCCTTTACGATCTCCACGATAATGGTGGGCAGGTTTTCAATCAGCGCAACGAACAACTGCACACCTGCCATGATGATTTTATCGATGTTTCCGATGAGGGCGTTGACAATACCGGAGATGATTTGCGGAATCGCCTGCACGATAGTCGTGATGATCTGTGGCAGGGCTTGAATGAGAGAAATCAGCAGGTCGATGCCCGCTTGGATGATTTGAGGTATGGCGTTAAGCACGGCGGTAATAATGCCGTCAATGATTTTTGGGATTGCTTCCACGATTGCCATAATGATATCCGGCAATGCGGCAACAAGCGAGGTCAGAAGCTGAATGCCCGTTTCGATGATCTGCGGAATGGAGTCCAGCAGAAAAGTAATGATGCCGTTGATGATTTCGGGAAGCGCCGCAATTAAAACAGGAATGGCATCTAAAAGTCCTTGAGCCAAGCCTGTGATTAACTGCAATGCTGCGTCCAGAATCATGGGCAGGCTGTCCACCAAGCCCTGTACGATGGTGACAATTGCCTGCACCGCTGCAGGAATGAGGGTGGGCAGAGCGTTCCCGATGCCAGCCACCAGTGTGGTCACCAGCTGTACCGCCGCATCAATGAGCAGGGGCAGATTCTCAATCAGCGTGTTCACGATGGTCATGAGCGCGGACACCGCCGCCGGGATAAGCTGCGGCAGCAAAGAAAGCAGCGTTTCCAGCACCTGTGAGAACAGTTTGGTGACTGCTTCCAGCAGTGTGGGCAGCAATTCACCCACAGCCGTCAGCAGAGCGTCCAGCGCCGTGGGCAGAGCCGCCACGATGTTCTCAATGACCGGGGTGATGTTTGCCACCACAGTCTTGAAGGCATCCACCATGTTGTTGCACAGCAGCTCCATGTCAGCGTCCGCATCGCCGAAGCCTACGATGAGGTTCGATACGGCGGATTTCAACGCATTGACAGAGCCGGAAATAGTGGCTTCCGCTTCTTTTGCGGTCGTACCGGCAATGTCCATGCTCTCCTGCATGACATGAATGGCTTCCACCACATCTGCGTAGGAGGAGATGTCATACTTGACGCCGGATATCTTCTCCGCATCGGCAAGCAGACGCTCCATTTCCTGCTTTGTGCCGCCGTAGCCCAGCTTGAGGTTGTCGAGCATGGTGTAGTTCTGCTTGGCAAAGCCCTGGTAGGCATTCTGAATGGAGGACATATCCGTGCCCATCTTATTGGCGTTATCGGACATATCCGTGATTGCCATATCCGCATACTTTGCGGCTTTCTCGGTATCGCCGCCGAGGGACTGGATCAGGCTTGCGGAAAAGCCCGTGACCGTCTCCATGTACTCGTTGGCAGAAAGTCCTGCCGTTTTGTATGCATTGGCGGCATACCGCTGGATCTCCTGCGAGGAGTCCTTGAACAGGGTGTCAACACCGCCGACCAACTGTTCGTAGTCTGCATAGGCGGCGATGACCTCTTTGCCGAGCTTCACGGCGGCGGCACCTGCGGCAACGGCAACTGCACCGAGTGCCACACCTACGGTTTTGAGAACTTTGCCGAAGCCTTCAAACTTACTGCCGGATTCCTCTGCGGCTTTGCCGCCCTCCTTGATGGCTTTCTCATTTTCGTCCAGCTCCCGGTTCATGTCGTTGAGGGCGGCTTCGGCATTGTTGAGTTGGATCTGCCAGTTCTGGGTGCGGCGGTCGTTCTCTCCGAAAGAGGTGGCGGCATTCTGCAGAGCCTTGCGAAGGGTGTCGATTTTTGTTGTCTGCTCATCGATCTCTTTTCGCAGCACCTTGTTCCGTGCGGCGAGAGCCTCCACGGATTTATCGTTTTTATCGAACTGAGAGGTGGCGAGCTTCATTTCGGAGCCGAGCACCTTGAAGGACTGGTTGATCTCCGCCAGCGCTTTTTTGAACTCCTTTTCGCCCTCAAGACCGATCTTCAGTCCGAAACTGTCTGCCATGTACCGTCACCTCCTTAAATGCCGTCTGGGATAATATCGTCAATGTAGTGTTCGTGAGCAGGAATAGCCTGCCCGTTATACTGTTTGTGGCACTCCCACAGATCCAGCAGCAGACCAAACGGCATCAGCCACACCTCATCCTGGCTGAGATGAAGATGGGCAAGGCCGTAATAAAGAAGCCGGGTAAACAGCTCCGCATCGGAGACAGTTACCCGACTTGTGCGTTTTTTGCGTCTTTCTCGCTTTCCACATTCCGCTTGGTGCCCTTATAGAGCGCCTCCGTAATGGCGGTTTTGTATCCGGCGAGATCAAGCGGCGTGGTCAGAAGCTCCACCACATCTTCGGTGAGCAGCTCCTTGGGGTGTTCCTTATCCTTGAGGTTGTGAATGAGGATGCTCTGATTTGCCAGAAGTGTGATGAGCCACACGATCTCTCCGATAGCCATTTCAAAGTTCTCTGACTTCATCAGCTTCTCACCGAGGTTTTCCAGCCCACCGTATCGACCGGCGATCTCCTTGGTAGCCTTGGTCGTGAGGAGCAGCGTATATTCCTCATCACCGATAGTGATGACTGCAGTTCTCTCGTTATCCATTGTGTGTTACCTCCGTTAACCCTGTTTTTCGGGTGTCGTGGTATAGGTCGGCTCATAGACTTCCTTATACCAGTTCGTGATAGTCGCAGCGGTCACATCGCCCTCCAGTGCCTCCGCTTTCCACGGGTGCTTGCCGCCTGCGTCTGCTTTGTTGCGGCGCAGAATGGTGCCTTCAATGGTCGGCGTAGAGAAAGTAATGCTGTCGCCCTTGGTGGCAAGGTTCGTCGCCGGAATACCGAATTTCACACGGTACAGCCAGTAATACTTGTACTTGCCGTTGGACTTCTTGGCGCGGAAGCCCACCGCCACAGGGTCGCCGCCGTCCTCGGATGCGGAAATCAGCACCTTGTTTTTGTCGATGGTTGCACCCGTGAGGTCGGATGCCGCCGTAGAGCCGATATCGTCAATGCCGAGGGAGAGTGTGCCGGATTTGAATTCCTTTACGATCTCCGAAGCACCGTCGTCGGCGTAGAGCGTAGCTTCAGCCAATTCCACCGAAAGGTCGGCGGAGATGGCTTTGGCAAGCTGAGACGGCGTACCGTATGTTTCCTCACCGGCATCGTTCTCGGTGATTTTTGCGTAATACAGTCTGTCAAGACCGATCGTTGCCATGATTCATTCCTCCAGTTCGTAGATTTGCGCCACGTCAATGGCGTAGTGATGGTAGCCGGTCTC